TGAATAGGATGGGTTTAGGAGACCCCGATCCATCCAATCATAAAACGGGGTTCAGTAGTGCTGATGATATCAAGGACTGGTTTAAACAAGACAAACCTAAGGATTGGAGACAGAGGGACTAATGCAATCAGTAATCTATTCGAATAAAAGTCAAGAGTGTGAGAGAGCTATCATGCTCCTCTCAAATGTCCATGAGGATTTTCATGAGTATATCCTAGATGAAGACTTTACTGACAAACAATTTCATGCAGAGTTCGGTGATACAGCAGAGTATCCACAGATTTCTATTGGACTGAATCATAGAGGTGGGTTGAAAGAAACCCTTCAGTTCATGAAAGATAACAATATGTTCTAACCTTGACATAAATAGTGTAGAAGTGTTATAATAACACTGTCGTTCATCTAGGAAACTAGACGCAAGTAAGTTGACTCGGAACGGAGCGTTCATCCTATGGTTGATTTCTTTTTATATACAACACTCAGTTGTTCTGAAGCCGATAGTATTATGCTACGGATGAGGAGTAACGAAGATCTTAACCATGAAGTTAAGATTGAATTGGTAGAGGTTCTAAAAGAATCTACACCAGAGTGTCCATGGGACGCAAAAGGCAACTGAAGGAACGGGGCCTAAAAATCCAACTACTTCAGGAGTATCAAATGAAAGTCACGTATCGTGGTGTGTCATACGACACAGTTGAGTATCAGAACAGACCCCAAGTTACCAAAAGAGTAACTGAAGTCTATCGTGGTATCAACCACACCGAAACTGTAAAAGTGGAGGTATCAAAATGAATGTACTTGCCATCGAGCAAAAAAAGATTCTCAAGAAAAAAGCTATCAAGGTAGCCCAACTTGAGTTGACCAAGAAGACACTTGTTTGTTCTAACAACAAGTGATATAATCAGGGGAGGTAATACTCCCTTTTTTAATGGAAAAAGATAAACTCAAACTAATAACCAGAAACCTAAGACTGTTAGTTGATGCACTGGAGTCTGAAGTTTATTCTGATGTAAAGGCTTATACTGAACGAATGGAAGAGAAACTCCCTCCTCTCCCAGATTATGATGAGGTATTTGAAGATGACGAGTGATTGGAGATACACTGGCGAGAGATTGAAACTTAGAGGGGTTTGTCTGTCGATTCTTCTAAATAAGTATGGTGGAGCAAGGATTGAAGAAGCCTCCTACTCAACCAAAGATATTTACGAATGTGTTGATACCTGGATCAGTCAAGGGAATAAAATTTCCCATGGTATCGAACCTTACTTCAAAACTTATTTTTCTAATTTAAACAGCACTTAATGTACACTCTGAATATTTACGAAAAGGCTCTAAGAAACTTTGGTATACAAGTTGAATTTATCTGTGCTAGCGAAATGGCTGGGAAACTCACCGCAGAGCAAGCCCACCAAAGAGTTAAAGCTGAATACAAACAGCTCAAACAAATTAGAAAATCCCAAGACAAGGATTTGTAGTAAGTGTAATTCTGAATATCCATTAGACTTAGATCACTTCCAACATGTAAGTGGGTTTAAGTATAAGTATTCTTTTTATTGTAACAATTGTGACTCGAATGGAAAAATCCCCAATGGACCAAAACGAAAAGATGAAACCCGGAGCTAAGTTAGTATCGGTTACACCTGATGCTGAAAAACATATAGCATTCTGTGCTAGGGTGAGTAATCCAAACAACCAGGACAACGAAAAGTTTTCTGGCCTACTAAAGTATTGTATCAAACACCAACACTGGAGTATCTTTGAACAGGCGTTCATGACTCTAGAGATCACAACTAACAGGGGTATCGCAGCTCAAATACTGCGTCACCGTTCGTTCACTTTCCAGGAGTTTTCACAGAGGTATGCCTCTACAAATTTCCTAGGTGAGATTGAACTGCCTGAACTTCGTCGTCAGGATGATAAGAATAGACAGAATAGTATTGATGATCTTGATCCTGAACTTATTGATAAACTTGAGAGACAGATGGTAACTCTCTTCAGTTCTGCCAACTCCCTGTATCAACAGATGTTGTCAGCAGGTGTGGCTAAGGAGTGTGCACGATTTGTGTTACCTCTTGCAACACCAACTAGAATCTACATGACAGGATCAATTCGCAGTTGGTTACACTATATTGATCTGAGATCTTCTAACGGAACTCAGAAAGAACATATGGATATTGCAAACAACTGTAAAGAAATCTTTGTAGAACAGTTCCCATCTATCGCAGAAGCGATGGAATGGGACGTATAAATACAAAACCTCGGGAGTTATTATGGCGAAATATGACGTAATCAATACAGATACTGGGGAAACTAAGATCATTGATGTTAGTGTCCATGAGATTACACAGTGGTATGAAGACAATCCTGAATGGAAAAGGGATTGGTCTCAAGGAGCAGCACCATCGATTGGTATGGTTGGAGAAGTTTATGATAAACTGAAGAAGACCCATCCAGGTTGGAATGATGTTCTTCACAAGGCATCCAAAGCTCCTAAGTCAATTGTTAAACCTATTTGAATCACATGCCTAGAAAGAGTAAGTCCGGTATTGGTACGAACCCTGTTCCCTTTGGTACAAGTAATAGGGCAATGAAAAGAAAGAAACCAATCAATTTAGATTACATTAAAAAGATTGATCCTCTCACTGAGAACCAACAAAAGTTCTTTGAAGAGTATGGGAAAGATCAGAACTTGGTTGCATATGGTGTGGCTGGTACAGGTAAAACCTTTATCACCCTCTACAACGCTCTTCTGGATGTCCTAGATCCTAAGACACCTTACGACAAGATCTACATCGTCAGGTCTCTTGTGGCTACCCGAGAGATTGGGTTCCTTCCTGGCGATCATGAAGTTAAATCATCTTTGTATCAGATCCCGTACAAGAACATGGTAAAATACATGTTCGAGATGCCAGATGACAACTCCTTTGAAATGTTGTATGCTAACCTCAAGGCACAAGGAACTATTAGTTTCTGGAGTACATCATTCATTCGTGGTACCACGTTTGATAATGCCATCTTGATTATTGACGAGTTCCAGAACTTGAATTTTCACGAGCTCGACAGTATAATTACTAGGGTAGGTGAGAGTTCTAAGATCTTCTTCTGTGGAGATGCCACTCAGTCTGACTTGACTAAGACAGCTGAGAAGAATGGTATTGTTGACTTCATGTCTATCATCAAGAACATGCCTTCGTTTGCTACGATTGAGTTCCAGGCAGAAGACATCTGTAGAAGTGGATTGGTTAAGGAATACATCATTGCAAAACTTGAATTAGGTCTTTAATGTTTACACATAGTGATGTACCTTTCGTTCCCATTGAACGAGAGACGATTGATGGAGTTCGTTACTACAAAGTATTTGGAACAGAAGAACTAGTAAAGATGCCTTCGATCACTTCTGTGATTAGTTGGAGGAATCGTAACAAGTTTAAGAAGTGGAGAGCAAAAGTAGGTGAGGAAGTTGCCAACAACATCACTCGTAAGGCCACACATCGTGGTACTGATGCTCACACGTTGATTGAAGAGTATCTGAATAACTCGGAGACTTTCTCTGATGTTCTTCCTCTATCTCAGTTCCTATTCAAACAGGCTAAACCTGAACTGAATAAGATTGATAACATCCTTTGTCAAGAGACGGCACTCTACAGCACCCAACTTGGCATTGCTGGTAGTGTTGATTGTATCGCTGAGTTTGATGGCGAGTTGGCAGTTATTGACTTTAAGACATCAGCTAAACCCAAACCACGGGAGTGGATTGAAGATTACTTTGTCCAGTGTGCAGCATACGCTTGTATGTTGTATGAGATGAAGGGTATAATGGTTAAGAAGTTTGTCATTATCATGACATGTGAAGACGGTGAATGTGTAGTCTATGAAGAACGAGACAAGAAAAAGTACATCAACCTTCTCTCCGAGTATATTAGAGAGTTTGTTGAATCTAAATTACAGGAATATGCTTAATCCTGAAGAGAAGAAACTAAACGAAATCTTTGAGAGCAAGTTCTATTGTCCTCAGAGATTTGCCGAAGAGATCGAGAAGTTAGTTCACAACTCAAAGGAGATGAAGTATGTTGATGCTATCATTCACTTTTGTGAAGAGAACAACTTGGATGTTGAGTCAGTTCCCAAACTGATATCCAAACCATTGAAAGAGAAGATCAAGGTGGAAGCCATGGAAAACAATCTTCTCAAGCGTACATCACATGCTAAACTCCCATTATGATTCCTAAAGTGACAGACTACGAAGTTTATAAAACATACCTTGGTATATCAAGACACTTTACAAGTGAGTCTTATGACTATGTGAAGTATCATGGAAAAGTTAGATGTAGTCTGAATAGCTTTTATAAGAACAAACAGAGGTTCTGGTTTGAGAAACTCTCCAGAAAGTATGATGATCAGGAGATAAAAGAATTATTCATCTCCAACTATGCCTTGTCTGATGATAACTCTAAGATTTGGATTGGTAACTTGGTAAGAGAAGGTGAGACTCTCTATCAAGAGTGGAAGAAACAACAACAAAGTATGAGTTATCTTTTCAAAGAGGAATGTGAAAAGATATTTGATGACAATAAGATTGATGATGTATTTGATTGTACCAAGGGACATCCTATCATCCTGAAGAAACACCTTAGTAAGGAAGTCTCTCTTGAAACTTTGATTATCTGTGATAGAATACTCTCATATAAGAACAGGTTTGATGGTTCTCTCAAAGATCCTGTATGGGAATCAGTGAGTATGAAGATGAAAAAGTACTCACCGTTTATGAATATAGATACATTTAAGTACAAAAAGATTTTAAAAGAAGTTGTATTAGGAAGATGAGTTTTTTCAATTCAGAGTTTGTTCAGGAAGAATTAAAAGAGATCTCTACCCTACAAGAAGAGATCTATGAGAAAATGTATGCCTTCTCTGATATGAATAGAGAAGATAAACTCTATCATGTTGAAGTATTGGAAAAACTTCTGACTAAACAAAGGATCCTATATACTAGGATGAGTCTGTCAGATGATCCTGATGCAAAGAGCATGAAGGAAACCATCATGAGTCAGGCAGTGATGTTGGGATTCCCACCTAACACAGACATTTCATATGTGTTTGCTAACATGACAGGTATTATTACCAACATGAAAAAGGCAATCGCTGAAAGTTAGACTATAATAATACTGGGCTGGACGATCCCTAAGCTAAGTCACACAAGCCAAATACAAAACATACGAGGTACAAAATGGGTTTCGGAGACCTAAAGAAGCAGTCTTCTCTTGGTAGTCTTACTGCCAAACTTGTTAAAGAAGTAGAGAAGCAAAATGGAGGTGGCCAAGGCGGAGCTGATGAACGCCTATGGAAACCAGTCATGGATAAGAGTGGTAACGGTTATGCCGTCATTCGATTCCTCCCAGCACCTGATGGAGAAGATCTCCCTTGGGCAAAGATGTTCTCTCATGCCTTCCAAGGAAACGGTGGATGGTATATCGAGAACTCACTCACCACTATCGGACAGAAAGACCCTCTGGGTGAACTGAACCGTGAACTGTGGAACAGTGGTAATGATGCTGATAAGGATACAGTCCGTAAACAGAAACGTAAGCTTTCTTTTTACGCTAACATCTATGTTGTAAAGGATCCTGCTAATCCTCAGAACGAGGGTGGAGTATTCCTCTATAAGTTTGGTAAGAAGATCTTTGATAAGATCATGGAAGCAATGCAACCTGAGTTTGAAGATGAAGAGGCAATCAATCCCTTCGACTTCTGGCAAGGAGCAAACTTCAAACTGAAACTGAAGAAGGTTGCTGGTTATTGGAACTATGATTCCAGTGAGTTCGCAAACGTTGGTCCACTCTTGGACGACGATGATGCTATGGAAGCCATCTGGAAGAAAGAGTATTCACTTTCTGCCTTGGTTGCACCAGATCAATTTAAATCCTATGATGATCTGAAGAAACGTCTTGATAATGTATTAGGTACAACTTCAACACGTCAAGCAGCACAAGAAACACAGTATGATAACTACCAAGCAACAGAACAGAAGCGAGTCACAGAAGAGGAGGTCATGCAGAAGCTTGAAGACTCTTATCAGGCAGCCAAGTCAACACCCACTGCTAGTGTCAGCGATACTAGTAACGGAGATGACGAGGAAGATCCTATGAGTTACTTCTCTAAGTTAGCTGATAGTTAAACCAAAATCAACTATTGATTTCATTTACCTAGGATAAAAAATCCTGGGTATTTTTTTGCCCTATTACTTTTTTATTGATACAATCTGATGTTGTCACCACGGACAAGTGACCTACCGATGTATTGAGTACTGCCTTCCTTATATGGCATCAGTGTTTCAATCTCATTAAGAATGACAGGAAGATACTCTGCTTTGAGTAGGAAGATATTTGATTTATCATCTCTGACCTTATCCTCATAGACAAGATTAGATACTTCTCCTGTTATGTTATTTGCAATAACCTCCTTACTTGTTCCACTATCAAAGTAAGTGATTGAGAAATCTTGTGGTACTTCTAACCCTCTAGGAACAATCACATTCTTTTTAGTATCAAGAACTTCTATTGTTTCATAGTGATGAACACCATACATGTTTTCATATGAACCATACTTATTCAACAGGTAGTTGTTGTATGAGTTCTGATCCAGTGGCCACTCAGATTCATAATGAATAATATTGTTGGACAATAATACCAACCAATCTAGATTGGAGTCTTCATATACCTTGTAGGCTACACTGTCAGGTCTATCATCATTCTCAATCTTATACTTGGTGAAGAATGTGAGATCTTCAAAAATCTCATCAGAAAGTTTTACTCTCTTAAAGAGGTTCTTTGTTTGAACATAATCTGAGATAGCCTTAGCACCAGGAAGACGACTTACATATTCAAAGTCTGGTACATATTTGAAATACTTCTTTCTAGACATTAGAATCCTGTGCCTCCAGCTTGTAGATGGTGATCAGCGTAAATTGGTACGATCTCTGCCATGGTGAAACTTACATCATAACCAGTCATACTACCATCCGCATAAGTCATGTAGTTGTTATCTGGTGTGTAAACTACATTAAATGATGTACACGCACAGGGCATAAGTCTATTCATGAATGGATGAGGATTACCATTATGTAAATATTTAATCTTAAAGATGTTTGGAGTTAGAAGAAACTTTTCACCTGCTGCTCTTTGGACTGCCATATTTCTTTTGAATACTCTGATGATTGATCTAACCATATTCGCTTCATCAGGATCTCTTGGTCTAAACTTGAAACTAAAGTTGAATGATCTAAGTGATGGTCCTGTGAATAATAACTCTAGGTTTGGATTAACTGCAGAACCAGTCCTTCCAAGAATATTTGCACCACCTGCAGCTTGACCTGCAAAATATGAAATTATAAAATTTTTCAATCCATCATCATTCAACATCTTTGTCGCTTCAGCGGTTGTAGAATTAGCAAATTCTTCAATAGCTTTTGGTAAATCAATTTTGTCTGTTTG